CCGAGTGCGACCGACGACGGGCAGACCTGCGTCTTCCAAGTCGATCTTCGCGGTAAGGAGCCATTCTTGAAGGTTGTCGCAACCTTTGGCGATGGAACCAGCGGTGGCTACATCGCAGCGGTCGCAGTTTTGTCCCGTGGCAAGATTGCTCCGACGACCTCGACTGGTGCAGCAGACGGTGACGTTTGCCGAGTGGTCTAGTCTGATGGACTTGATCCTCAATCAATTTTGGCAAGGGCTACCAGCCGGTTATCGGTTGGTAGCAGTGCCTATCGGACAGGCTGAGTTGATGATTGCGAGGGGGCTTGCAAATGCGGCTAATACCAGAGCTAGTGACCGGGCCGACGACCGAGCCGGTGACACTCAGCGAAGCAAAAAAGCAACTCGAAATCGCCAGTAGCGACACTACGCACGATGTTCACCTATCCGCCTTGATTCAGGCGGCGCGGGAGCAGTGGGAGCATGATACAGATACGGTCACTTGCTACCAAACGCTACGATTGCGAGTGGGTTCGCTCTTCGATGGCTTTACGCTTTTGCGATCTCCGATCCACTCGATTACATCGATCCAATACTACGACGGCAACAACGCATTGCAGACGCTATCGAGCAGTCTTTACCAATTGCACGTCGATCAGTTTAGACTTGCGTACCAAGTAACCCTACCAGCGACCGCATCGCGTTGGGATGCGTGGACGATCCAATACAAATGCGGCTATTCGCAAGACGGGCAAAGCGTACCAGAAGCAGCGAAGGCGGCAATCAAACTTTTGGTGGCTCACTACTTCGAGAACCGCGATATGCTCATGTCGGAAGCATTGCAGACAATGCGACCGTACGAGATGTTGGTTCGCCGTTACATGCGGAGTAGCTACCCATGAGCGGACGACCTCGAGACCTGCGAGTCGGAAGACTTCGACAGCGATGCACGATCCAACAAAAGGTTGAGACGCAAGACTCATCAGGTCAGCCGGTTGTATCGTGGTCTAATTACGTTGTCGGCGAGCCTTGCGAGTATTACCCAACGGGCGGTACTGAGTCGATGCGAGGCAGGCAACTCGAAGCGGGAACACGGGCAGTTTTTCGCGTCAGGTATCGCAGCGGTTACAACACACAGATGCAGGTTGTTTACGATGGCGAAAACTACGGCATCACGCATATTAACCCAGTCGATGGCTTGCGAAGGTATATCGACCTAATTTGCTCGGTGGTGATGTAATGGGCAGCAGCATCGAAATCAACATGGACTTAATCAAGGCAATCGGAGCGATCCCTTTGACGCTTCGCAACGGGCCGTTCGGTAGGTGCCTTGGAGAGTTTGCAAAGCCTATCGCACGGGCCACAGAGCCGCTATCGAGATCATCGAGAGAGAGCGGAAGTCGTAAGCGATGGAGCAAGAAGTTCAAAGACAATCCCGCATTTAGCAACGATTCACGCAAGCACATCGGGCACAAGGTAGGTAAAAGCGGCGTGGTTGTTTACGTCGGTGCCCAATACCCAAAGGGCAATAAACAGCAGTTCGTTATGCCGTACAAAAAGGGCACTTCGTATACGCAATACCTTTGGGGCAAGCCAGGCCAGCAGGTTTTAAGGACTTCGCGTCGTGGCAATCAATACTATGCAACCGTGGGCACGAAAGCACAAACGGCGAACTACCCAAACAACGAACGCGCACCAGTTCGGGCGTATGACCAAACGAGGTCGCAGGCGGAAGCGGCATTCCTCGACCGATTGCAAAAAGAAATAAAGGAGCTACGTCTTGGCTAAGAATATCACACTGACAGATACCGTAACCATCGCTTCGAGCGGTACGACCTCAACATCCTTGACGATGCAAGGCGGGCGTGTACCGCTTGCGATTGTCACCCCCTCGGCGTTGACGGGCACGGCGTTTACGTTTCAAGCGTCATCCGATCAGGGAACTAACTTCTACAACCTCTACAACGAGGGCACGCAGTACAGCGTTAACGTAGGGGCTAGTCGCTACATCGCCTTGAATCCAAACGTCTTTGAGGGCGTCAAGTTGCTACGCATCGTCAGCGGATCAAGCGAAGCGGCAACGCGTACCATCGGCATCATTAGCGGGGAACTGTAATGTCAGCGATTGGCGAAGCGTTGCGTACTAAGTTGCTTTCATACTCGAGCGTTTCAACGCTTATAGGGCAACGCATGTACCCAGATGTTTTGGTCCAAAAGGCAACGCTACCAGCGGTAATTTACTACGTCATTTCCACTCAACGCGATCACATGGTCAGCGGGCTAGGCAAGTCTGCACACGCACGAATAACGCTCGAATGCTTCGCATTAACACGCACAGCGGCAAGTGCGATCAGCAGAGCAATTCGAGAGACTGGAATTGATTCTTTTCGCGGCGTTGTTGATGGCTACACCTTTTGCGGTATCGACTTCGATAGCGGCGATGAATACATGCAAGATCCTCCAACCGATGGCAACCAAGAGCATCGGTATTTGGTTAGTTTCGATCTCTTGGTGCATTACAAGGAGCCTTAAATATGGCGGCTTTGACTGTTGCAGATACCGGGTTGGGGGCTACCATCGCCGGAACTGGTTTGGTCACAACTCAGATCACTCGCATCGGGGATTTCAATATCTCGGTCGATGCGTTGGATATCACGCATTTGGGCACAACGCTCTATGAGCAATTGCGACCAAGCGACCTGCGAAAGAATCCCGAAATCGAAATCGAGTTCAACTGGCTTGGTGCTGCTCCACCGATCACTACTGCGATGATTCCATCCTCAGAACCATACGCTGGAATCGCAGTCACCTTGACATTCCCAGGAGCCGGAAGCGTGCAGGGCACAGCGTTTGTCAAGAACGTGAAATTCCCAAGCTGCGAAAAGGGAGTTATCATGAAAGGCAGTTATACGTTGCAGTTTGACGGTGCAACGACTTTGACATTCACAGCGGCTTAGTAAGGGGTTTTTATGTTTGCTCTCAAGCAACAAATGGGTTTGCGTGCCGACGGGGTTGACGTCCCGTTGGCACAGTTTCAGGTGCTTTTCGATTCAGTGCTAGTTGGCTACTTGCCACACGGCAAGGAATCGCAGTTACAAGCGTTGTTTCACTTCCCGCACGACGAGCTAAATGCAGACGCTATCGCATCGCTTGAACTACAAGCGGAAGCGGCGTTAGGGCATCCGGTCAAGGTGTTACCGCCTGAGCAATTCTCTCGACAGTTTGTCGAGGAAGCAAAGCGGATCATCGAGGAGGATGAAGACGATGAGTGAACTAGATCGATTCCTAGCAGCGGCATCGCGTCCACTTCGTACCATCGAGATTCGCATCGGATCGGAAGTCTTTATGCTTCGTGAACTATGCGAGGCTGATGCGGCGGATATGGAAGTCGCAATGCAAGCGGGCGAGAAGTTCGATTTTGCGAAACACCGAAGACTGCTTGTATCGTATTGCTTGGTGGGTGCTGATGGCGAGCGGATCGTAAAAGATTCGGACACGCTCAAGCAACTGCCGAGACTGACGGTAGGCACGTTGTACGAGCAAGCCTTGAAATTGTCCGATTACGACGCTGGCGAGATCGAAGCACTAGCAAAAAAATCAGACGCAACCGAAGGCTGACAATCGCCTTCCGGCTTGCGTTGAGATGGGGGATTGTTGACCCGATGGAATGGATGAAGAGCCTACCATCGGGAGCGTTAAATCAGTGGATTGCATTTGACTCCATCGAGCCTATCGGCGAAGAGTGGGAGCAAACCGCATCCATTGTACACGCTATCAACTTGCCTTTATACGCTAGGGCCGGTCAAGAGATGCCGGAGGTAGCGGACTTTATGCCGACACGCTACAGACGGCCAAAACGGAGCGCAAAAACGATGCTAAAGCAAGCCGCTAAAGCATCGACGCAAATAGCAGGACAGGTCAAAGCGATGTTTGGATTAGGAGCAAAGTAAATGGCAACTACTGTAAACGTCGCTAACATCTCGATTGGATTGAAGATTGAGGAACTCAAGAAGAATGGCGAGTTTGCACGCCATGAATTGAACGCAATTGCTAGGGCGGTCAGATCATCGGAAACCCCGATGCAAAAGATGGCAAAAGACGTTGCGTTGCTTGACAGAGCATTCGCAGCGGGTGGACTCACGGCTGATGCTTACAATCGAACGATTGATAATCTAGCCAAGAAGCACGGATTGACGGCAACCTATGCCGAGAATGCAGCAAAGGCAGAACAGAAGTTAACCGACGCGAAGCTAAAAGCAAAGCAAGTAGAAGACTCAAGACAGGCCAACTTCCAGACCTACCTCGAAGGCATCCGAAGACAATCAGACGCAACCAATAGCTTTGGATCATCGGCACCAGTTGCAATCAACAAGGCTACATCAGCGATAAGCGGTCTAGCCGTCGCAGGTGCTGCACTCGGAGCGGTTAAGGGCCTTACCGACTTCGGCAAGCATGCTATGGGGCTTGCGATGCAAGTCGAGCAAGTCAGGGCACAGATAACCGTCTTCACGCAATCGGAAGAGGCTACCAAAAAACTGATGGCGGAGTTTGTCCGACTGGATCAAGCATCGGCATTAAGTGCAACTGACTTCCAAGACGCTTCCAAGACGCTTATGCAGTTCGGCGTTGGTGTCCGTGACGTTGTGCCAGTGATGGAGTCAATGTCAGAGATATCAATGGGCAACGCTCAACGATTCCAAGCGATGGCGTTAGCATTCGGCCAAGTGCAAGCCGCAGGGAAATTGACAGGGCAAGAAGTCTTGCAGATGGTCAATGCAGGCTTTAATCCATTGCAGCAGATCAGCAAGGATACTGGCGTTAGCATGGCAGAGCTACGCAAGCAGATGGAGGATGGGTCGGTTAGTGCCGAAATGGTAGCAACAGCCTTTGAGAACGCTACCAAAAAGGGCGGGTTGTTTTATGGCATGAATGACAAGATGGCTACAACTACATCGGTCAAAATGTCAAAACTGCAGAGCGAGTTTAAGCAGTTCGTGACCTCGATTGGCGAGCGTGAGATTAAGCCGGGCGTAGACAAAGCCCTCGATGGCATCCTTTCGCTAGTCGAAGCGTCGAAGCAAAAGAAGGAGTTGACGCAACAAGAAAAAGAGATCTACGCCGAAGCGGAACGCATAGAAAAGCGAATGGCGGATCAGGAACGCGAAAGGGCTAGATTGTCGAAGCAGATCGCGGACGAGCGGGAGCGAGCCGCTAAAGCATCTAAAGAGGCCATTGAGTTTGATAACCGAAAGATGGAAAGCGAGCGTTCAGCGTTTGCTAGTCGCATCAATCAGATCAGCGAGGAACGACGCAAGGCGGGTATGGGTGCTGAGAACTACGAAAAGGCAAAGTTGTTCGACGACACGTTCCAGATGACAGAGGGCGAAAAGATGCAAGCCCAAGCCGCGTTGATGGACATGGAAGAAACCAAGCGGCTAAATGAACTCAATGCGATACACGCATCCGTAGAAGCGGCTAATAAGCAACTCGAAATTGAGAAGCAAGTCGCAGCGATGAAAGAGAAAAACTTTCTGTCTAGCGACTCGTTACGTAAGGAGTACGCAACGCTTGACGAAGTGTTTAGGCGACAACTTGCAGAGGCTGGAGACAACGAGAAGCAAAAGGAGGGTATCCGCAAGCGAGCAGCGATGGCAGAGCAATCCATCTTTGCAAGATCGGCGTTTGAAGCACAGCAACAAAGCCGACAAGGGGCAGCGGATAAGTTCACTGGAGTAGGCCAGGAGATCGCCAAGAACATAGCACCGACGCTCAAGGCCGGTACTAAGGAGGCGTTTACGTTTATGCAACAGGAGAACGCGAAGAACAAGCAGCAAGCCGAGCAGAAGAAACTTGCAGAGGACTTGCTAGCGGAAACCAAGAAGCAAACGCTACTTGCCGAGAACGCCCCGCGACTAGCTTTTAGGAGGTAACACGATGGCGAATGAGTTAGTAGGCAGTGAGTTACGCAAAGGAAGCGGATTTGTTCGCAAGGGGCAAGGTTTCTCGCTAGTCTTTGGCGAGTCGTGGAGCTTTCGCGTTAAGACTGATGATAAGTTTACTTCGCGTCTATCGGTGCTTACAGATACCCCAGGCTTGCCCCGCGTTGGTTTGCTATACGGCCCGCTAGGCTTGGTATGCGATGACTTGACCGCAGAGCGAGACGAAAAGCATCCGATCTACTGGACGGTAGACGCAAAGTTTCAGACGGGCACCGAAGAGCAAAAGCAGAGCCAAGAGAATCCCGACAGCCCAGATCCTACAACGTGGACGCCAGTATTTAAGATCGATTCCTTCGTGACCAAGGAGCGTGTACTGGTCGCGGATCGAACAACGCCAACAGCCAAGAAGCCTGTGAACTCAGCGGGTACTCCATTCGATTCGCCGTTGACGGAGACGCGATCCCTTTGCCAGTTTTCATTTGTGCAGTTCGAGGATGCAGGGCAAAAACTGAAGGCGTTTTTAGATCGAAACGACACTGTTAACCAAGCGTCCTTTGACGCTATCGGGCAAGTCTTTGACGCTAGAACCTTGCTCCTTGAAGTTGTCGAAGCGGAACTAGGATCGTACGCAGGCTTCGCGGCGTGGCGGGTCAAGTACAAAGTGACGTACGACCCGGACAAACACGATGAACTGAGGCTAGACGTAGGGCCGTATTACGTCGATGCAGCGGACAGCAACAAACTCAAACGCTACATGGACGACACCAACACGTTTGGTATCATCGGAGCGTTAAACGGTACGACCGGAGCGAAGGCGTCAACAGCGGCAACGCTTACCTTCAGGTGTAAAAAGGAAATCAACTTCTCGTCATTCATAAGGACTTCGTAGCATGCCTGATGAAGTGCTTTATGCTTTCAACGATGCGGATTCGCTTGAACTTCTGCGGATGATTGGCAGTGGGTCAAGCACAGGCGGCAATAGCGATCCTACACAACAAACGGCGGATTGCTTGATTGCAGTATCAACGAGTACAATCACGGCAAGGGCGGGTACTACGCTAGGCACAGGCACGGCGAAGGTTAAACGTATAACTGATGCAAACGTAGTCGAAGACCTCTACGACGTTAACGTGGTCAATATGGGGTCAGCGATTGCAAACGGTGCTTACTTAAAGTTGTTTCGCATCGGTAATAAATTCTCGGCGGTTGAGATTTGCTAGGGGGTTGGCGTGAGCAAGCTAAGCAAGTGTTGCTGCGATTGTTGCATTACCGAAGAAGAGATGCCGTGGGAAACGGTAACGCTTAAGGCACCCTACGAGACTTGCAACGGAGTGAGCGAGCCGCCGACATATCCATCAGCGACATTCGAGCGGCGTTCATGCTGCTACGTCGCTGAGTTTGAGTTGGGTTGTCAGCCGTGGATTTACGATTGCCATTTGTGGGTTAAGCAGAACTTCGATCTGTCGTATAACGTCGCGATCTACGACATCAAGACAGCGTACGCATCATCGCTCCCAGCGACCAATTGCCCTTGCATCCACGTACAGGATCTTT